AGATAGTATGTCCCGCCTGAATAAACATATAAAATTTTGTTTGTGCCTATCGCTGCGTATTTAATACCAGCGTTATCATCAAAATGGTGTAATGCCCGACCTGCTCCGGTAAGTTTATCTTGTCCTAATTGGGACCAACCACCTATTTTTTCAGGTGAGCCATATCTAAAACGTACATTATCACCATCAAACCATTGACCCTCGGCCCCGGTTTCAGTAACCTGTTTATTAAATCCTGGTAAAAATCCTAATTTTTGAAGCATAGATTATTTTTATCATATCAATAAAAAATATCTAGTTGTTTTTATATACGATACCATATTCTAATGGCAGATACTACTTATTTTTATTTAAAATTTGGCCCTACTAAAAAAATAGTTAAAGTTTTTCTTTCTCCTTTTGTGACTGGTTCTACTTTATGTAACAAATTAGATCTAAACATTAACATACTTCCAGGGTGATCTAATGGAAGCACATGAACTTTTTTACTGCCGTTATATATCATAAATTTTCCTCCCTCATATTTTTTTTCTGAAACATTTATAATAACTGTAAATTTTACATCGTATGCAAAATCATCATTTGCATCTATGTGCCAATCATACTGTCCTTTATTTTTACTTGAATAAGTATTGTGATGTACGAATTGATTTGTAAACTTAAACAAATCATAACCAAAATTATTTGCATTGCTATGATAACAATGTTCTACTGCATTATTTAAATTTTTTTCTATTTTTTTGTAAGGGAGAAAAACAACTTTAGAAGTTTGTTTAACAAGTGCTGGTGTATTTTTACCTTTAATTGGTTTACATTTATTTATTTTTTTAATTTGTTCTTCTCTAATAATATCTCTCCACCACCAATAGTATTGTTTCATTTTCATTAAATTTTATTATACATACGAAAACCAACCAGTTGCAATATACTTAGTTTCTTTTTTAGCTACACAACCTCTGTGTACATGTGTCCAGTCAGAGGGCCATATTAAAGTCAAACCTTTTTCTGGTTTTATTTTAATTTTTTGATGAAGCCATTCTGTTTCTCCGTCTTCTTCAACTGTATTTAAGTAAGTCATAAAAGCCATAATTCTATGAGATGAAATTATATTTGAGTTTTCTGTGTGCCAACTATAAAAACCCTCACCAGGTTTATATCTTTGTATATTAATTAATTCTCTCATGGCCCAAGGCGCTAAATATATATCTAATGCAGGAAATACTTTCTTATACTCTTCCACACAATATTTTAATTGAAAAGCATATTTAACCATGTTCTGATCTTCCATGTTTATATTAATATCAGTAGATATTTTTTTAGTTTTATCACGACCAGTATCTAAAACACCTAACTTATGTAATTTTTCATTAGCTTCAAAAAACTCTATAAGTTCATCGCATATTTTAGGATCAATATACCAACCTTTTAAAAAACCTTTTTGTTTGTTTAATTTATATTTTTTCAAAAAATTACCACGTCCAAGATATTGCTGAATAACGAGTTCCTTTTTTTACAGGCTTTACTTCATGTGGAAATAAAAAATTAGAAGGAAACACTAAAACATCTCCTTTTTCAAAATCTAATTTTTTACCTTGCATCATAAATTCTCCTCCAGAATAATCATCATTTAAAGAACATAATACACTTAGTATCGGCACACCTTTTCTTGTTCCATCAAATATATTTGTTATGTGATCACAATGTTGTGCCATTTGTTTATTTTTTTTATACTTATTGTATCTTAAAAAAGAATAACTATCCCAACTATCAAACCATGAAAATCTTAAATATTTTAAAATATAGTCATGTATTGCGTACCAAAATTTATCCATGATTTCATTATTTGTAGTAACTTGATCCGTGTACATTGTAGATAATTCTTTACTTCCAGATAACTTAACTTCTTTTTTTGTTGCTCTGTTATAGAAAGTATGTTCATTCCATTCAGCTTTAAAAGTTTTTAATTGTTTTACTGTTTCGTCACAAAGTGGTTTATCCAACCAACTTTTATAATTTCTTACATAAAAATCTAAATTTTTTTTCATAAAATTAATTCAGTTAAAGCTCTTTGATTTCCAAAAGTTCCTTTAACAAAAACGTTAAAGGCTAGACTCATTCTTGCATTGTTACCTTTTTTTAAATCTACAGTATGTGTTGTAGAAGAAGGAAACATAACTAACTTTCCGCTAGATACAGGATAAACCCAGGACTCACTGTTAAACCAATTAAATGCTTTTGGCATTAATTTAATTATTTCGTGTCTATCTCTATCTCTAAAAAATTTTATATTATCGTTTTGTTTGTCTGCATTTATATATAGGACTCCTGAAACTAAAGAGTTAGGATGATTATGTATGTGGTGATATTGTTTTTCATTTGTAACGTTTAACCAAGATTGAGTGATGTAAGGTTTTATTTTGTTTTTAGTGTCGTATACTTTATCAAAATATATCTTGATGTGTTGATTTAAAATTTTTTTAATATCTTTCATAGCGGGTTTGTTTAAAATATAGTTATCGTCTGAAGTAATATTACCTTCATTTGCATTATGGCTTTTCATAGCCTTAGCAAAAAAAGTATGTTCTTTTTTTAAAAATGGTCGAGATAAATTAGATAAATAAATAGGTACTGGAAATAAACCTTCTATGGTAGTTGATACAGCTTCTGGAACAAATTTTTCTTTCATATATTCTATTTTTAAATATAAATTAAAAACAGACTAAGTCAATGAAATTTTATTATGTTAATACCCAATTTGTGGTTGCTTCGTCCCATGTGTATGCACTTGGATCTGGATCAGTAGGTCGTTCTACAGGTGCTTCCCAATTACAAGTTTCTTCATTTAAAACCCATGATTCAAATGGTTTTGGTGGAATAAAAGCATCTCTTTCTGAGTCGTAACTATAACCTTCTCCAGGAGAATTTTTTCTAAAAGGAGTGCCTCCTAATTTATGAACACCTGCTTGAGTGTTATAAGAACCTTGAACCCAAACCGAAGTTTGTTCTTTGTATAAAGTTCTTAAAAAAGCAATACCTCTAAGTTCAGATTCTTGTCCACCTGAATCTTCTAAAACCTTATTATTAACTGTAGTAGTGTGAATCACTTCTCCAAAATCATTTATTCTTGCAAAGATAGCCATTATGCTGATGTATCCCATGAACCAGAGCCAGTAAAACTTAATATCGTATTACTACCACTTGTTGTTATTGTAGGCTCGCCTGTAGTTAATTCTGAAAAACTAGCAGTAGGTACTGAAATAATTACAATACCTGAACCACCGGCTCCTTGGTTTCCTCCGCCGCCACCGCCAGAGTTTGCTGTGCCGGGTTGTCCGCCTTGATAACCAGGTTGGTTTCCTCCAGCTCCACCACCGCCAGATCCTCCTGGTCCTGCACCACCACCACTTTGAGAGGCACCTCCGCCTCCGCCAGCGTATGTTACAGATGATCCTGTAATTGAACTTGAACTTCCGTTACCACCCGCACCTCCTGGTGAAGATGTACTTGGAGCATTGCTTCCGCCGTTTCCAGCGCCACCGCCTCCTGCTCCTGGATAATAAGGTCCTCCAGGTCCTGCAGCGTTACCGCCACCGTTACCTTGTGAAGGTGATACTGAAGGTGTATTTCCAGATGCTCCTGGAGTACCATTTCCTCCGCCGCCTCCGGATCCACCAGTACCTGCAGATGGTGTATTTCCCCCACCACCTTTACCGCCTCTTGCAGAAGAAAAAGTACCTAAGTTTGGTGATGCGTAAGATGAGTCTGAACCAATACCATTATATGGACCACCAGTCCCAACAGTTATTGTTACTGTTTCTTTTACACCGACAGTTACACCAGTAGGATTTCTAAAACCTCCGGCTCCACCGCCTCCGCCATTGTTAGCACCGCCGCCAGCGCCGCCACCAACAACTAAAAAATCAACATTAAATGGAAATGCAATAATTTTACCTGGTCCTCCTCCAGCTCCAAATCCTAAAACTTGGTAACCAAAAGATTTACCTTTTTTGGTTTGAGTAGTCCTTGTGCTCTTACCTGTAGTAAGATTGTTTTTTAAATCTCTCATATTTCAATTCCTTACGCGTCGTTAGCTGCGTCAGTAGTATAGAATATTTTAATTCCTATTACTCTTGCATCGGCAGTGAAAGTATCTCCACCAGCGTTTGCATCTCGGAATAATTGAAAATAAGATATCTCACCTGCTGCAGGAGAACCCGCAATTGTAACATCTCCGCTTTCAGATGAAATTTGTTGATCTTCTACTGTACCTATGCCAGCGTCTGTAACGTTAACCGCAGTTCCATATGCAACATCAATAGTATCACTATCTGCACATGCAACTCCTTGTAATCCAAAAATACAATCACCTGTGTTTGTAGAACCAGGTGTCCAATATACTTGATAAGTTATTGTTCCTTCATTCCATGATTTAGGCATGGCTATTGAAAATTGTGCAAACTCATCTGTATCTTTGTCAAAATCTAATACTTTTAAATCTGGTCTTGTTGCTGTTGTTTCTGCTTGCGCGGCTTCAGCTCCGTTAGTTGTAGCTCCATACATAGCAGCAGCCGGAACCCATATAGTTTCTTTTCCAGCAATTTTAACTGCAGCTGTTCCTGATTTTAAAACTCCTGATCCTTTAGGGTTGATATTTATATCAACGTTTGTTTCACCTGAAGCTGTAAATGTTGGACCATTACCTGTTGCTGCGTTAGCATATGTTATTTCGTTAACTGCTGAACCTGTCGCTGTTAATAAAAATAACTCATTGCCATTAGTATCTAAGATAGAAGTACCAATTTTCGGCGATGTCAGAGTTTTGTTTGTTAAAGTCTGTGTTCCAGTAAGAGTTACATCTCCATCACCTGAACCAAAAGCTAAAGTTATAATATCTGGGTTAGATCCATCATTAGCTGATGCAAAAACTAATTGATCTCCTTTATCTGTTGCACTGAAAGTAAAGCTGTCTCCTGAACCAGTTATATATTTAAACTGAACAGTATAAGCCCCTGAAGTTGAATTTCTTAAGAAATAAAATGTTTGAACATCATTTGGAATAGTTACGATTTGATTTCCAGAAATTGAACCTGTGAACTCAATCATTCTGTGCGCAAGAGTTGCACCAGTTGATCCATCAGAAACTGATAAATCAGTTTGTTGTGCACCACCGGCTATAGATTGTTGTGTAAATCCGCCTGAAATTTGTTCAAGAATATTTAAATTAGTATTAGTTTTTGTTCCCCAAGTTCCGGCATTTTCACCGGTTGCCATTAATTCTACGCCAAGCGCTGTATATGTTGATGCCATATTATTTTCTCCTTAAATTCACTAAGCAGCATGATTTACGTCTGTATACGAAGTATTGCCAGTTATGTCAATATCTTTATATGCTATAGTACCTAAGCCTGTTGTGCCTAATTCTGTTGTTGCTTCTTGTCCTTCTAATCCCATTACATCTGCAGGTGTAATTGCTCCTACAGAAGAAGTTGCTACAGAAGGTGCAGTTAATGGAACACCTATTCCTACAACAATAGATCCTACAGCAGAAGTTGCTGGAGAAGGTGCTGTTGGTGTAAATACTTGTGCATCATTAACAGTTACTGATCCTATATTAGATGTTGCTGAAACTCCACTTATTCCTACTACGTCTGCAGGCGTAATTGCTCCTACAGAAGATGTTAAATTACTAGGTGCAGTTAATGAAACAATAACTCCTGTTAAAACTGATCCAACGCCTGTAGTTGCTGAAACTCCAGATAAAGATAAACTTCCCGATCCAAATAATAAACCAGGTGTTCCTACTGATGATGTTGCAGATTGACCAGTTAATCCAACTACCATTTCTGTTGGAGATATTGAACCAACGGCTGTTGTTGCTACTCCGCTAGATGCTACATCAACAAAAACAGTGGTTGCATTTTCACCCCAGTTTTCAAATCCCCATGTATCACCACCCCATCCTTGTTCAGGAAAGGCTGTTACACTTCCTACAGCTGTTGTTAATTGACCTGCACTACTTAATTGAATAGTTGGATCAAAACTTTCTCCCCATGGTTCTTGACCCCAATCATCTCTTCCCCATCCTTGTTCAGGATAAGCCACTAAAGTTCCAAGTGCAGAAGTTGCAGAGGATGGTGCACTAAGTGTAATTGAATTATTGCCTTGTGCTCCCCATTGTCCATCATCCCATGAAAGTAGTCCCCACGTGTTTGATGTAGGTGTGTTTGCTTGACCTCCCATTCCTGGGTGAGCTGAACAATAATAATAAAGTGTAGGTGCTGAAGTAGCTACACTAATTTGTGTATAAGCACCCGATGATCCTGGAGTTCCGCTTGTAGTTACTCCAGTAGTATATTCGGATCCACTATTGTGCGTACCATCAGAGGTTGTTGAAAATCTTAAAGGGTGTGTGTAATTTGATGAATCAGATTGATCAAATTTATAAACTCCGCCTTCGGCTAATTCTACTGTAGCTTGTTGTACGCCATCAATAAAATATTTATTGCCGGAACCAGTTGATACAACCGTAACTGTAAAAGTTCTGGTTATGGACATAAGGACTTACTCCTTATGCTATTCTAACTATAGCTGTTGTAGCTGCTTTAGCAGGAAATTGAATTGTAAAAGTTCCAGAAGAAACTGTTTTGTCTCCTCCGAAAGCTACTGCACAAACTGCAGGATCTCCTGTTGCAGTGTCATTAAAAATTAAACAACCGTTAGCTGTAAAAGAAGCAGACGTCCAAGATATATCATCAAAGTCAACACACGCTGTTGAACCATCTAACGATGGTGTAATGTTAGTTAAAGCTTTTCCTTTTGCAGAATAAGCAGATCCTGACGTGTTAGTTATTTCGTTTGATGTTGAATAAGCTGTTGTACTTGCACTTAAAGTTGCAGAACTAGTGTACAACGCAATGTTAAAAGTATTTCCTGTTGACGCTGTAAAATTGTGCGTAGCTGTTAGCAGCTCATTTTTAAAGCTATTGCATATTGCTGATGTTATTGCCATAATTTTTCTCCTTATTACGGAGACGGTGAAGGGACTTTAATTCTAACAGTTCCGTCAGTGTAATCGTCTCTTCTTCGTCTACCTAGCTGCATTGCTGCAAACTGTGTTACTGCTTGTTTATATTTATTTTCATATAATGTCAACATATCTGTTGGACCTTTTAAAAACCCATAAGTCTCTGCTAAACAGCAATACAAAAGACCTTGTGGAAAATTTAAACTAATGTAGTTTGTGTTAGATCCCTCTAATAATACTGCGACTTTGTTATAATATATTCTATATTTATAATTAGCATCTGGTGTAGGTGCAAAATACATACCTCCAGAAGTCGTGTCTGAAAGGCCTGTAGCGCCACCAAACATAGCATAGTACTTAGGAAACCCTGTAACAGAGTTAGCTGTGTCTGTAGGGGCTTGTATTTGGCCTGAAGGGCCAAATTTTCTGTCAACGAACTCTGCTAGATAGGACTGATCTTTCTTTTCTAGCCAAGTTCCATTGCCCTCTGTATTGGCTGTAGAATTAAATACTTCTATACCTCTTACAAATAAACATCCTGCCGGAGCATTTATTGTATTGTCATTAGCAACTAGTGTACCTTCTTGAACAAACCTATCAGCATCAATAGGTACATCCATCATTATTCTTTGCTGAGCATTTAAAATAATGTTTTCTAAAACAGCGTCAGTTAATACAGTATCGTCTACTTCTGTATAACTTCTGATCTGTGTTCTTAATCCTGATGCGCTTAATCCTGACATAATTAACTTCTATCATTAACGGGTCCAATTGTACACTGAAAACCGCCTCCTGTTTCTGTGCTAGTAGCATTACTAGCTAATTCAAAATTAAAACCTGTTTGAATAGTTTTATATGCTGGATTTCCCTGACT